AGCCACTATTTGCCCTCCAGTTCGTCGCTGCTACTCGCGTCGTAAAACAGCGCATCGGTGAAGCCGCCGGCGCGCGCATCACGCACCGCGATCTGGATGCCGCTCACGAGACGCACGCGCGCCTTCGCCGGATCGATCATGAGATCTTCGCAGAAGCGTTGCCAGAGCTGCTGCGCGAGCCGCAGGCTGCCACGCTCCGTCGTCAGGTCGATCCGATAGGGATCGCTCGCCATGCTCACCTCCTCGCAAACAGGTTGATGTTGGTTTTCATCACTGTGCTCGACGACGCCGGCGCGGCGGTTTGCGTGGCGCCCTGCGACGTGCCGTGGCCGACGCCGGCGACGGCGCCGTACCAGCCCTTCTTGCCGAGCATCAGGTACTGCAGCGCGTCGTGGACGTGGCTGTATTCGCCCTTGTGCGGCTTGGCATCGGCGGTGGGCAGCTGAGTTGTCCTGTCGACCTTGTAGCAATAGTCGGAGGCAAAGCCCTTGCGCAGCTTCTTGCAGCGCGGCGAGATCAGCAGGCGCGGGAAGCCGCCCTCGACGACGAGCTCGTCGCGCACCGCATCGAGCCGCAGCAGGATCGCATTCGACGGCGCCTCGAGCAGCGGCACCTCGAGCGCAGCGGCCACCTGTTCGCACCAGGCGAGCTCGCCGTCCTCGCGATCGGCGCCTTGGAAACCGGCCGGATCGCCCCATCCGCACGAGAGCTGCAGCGGGCGGCCGGCGAGCTCGCCCAGATTGGCGACCTCCTGCTTGACCTGGGCGGCGAACCGCTTGGCGCTCATGCGGCCGGGAACCACCTCGCCGTAGATCCTGAATTGACCGTTCGGTAAAGTTTGCCCGATAACGGCGGCGGGATTGCCGAGGCCGGCGTCGACGCCGAGCTCGAGGGGGATCCCGGGCAGGGGGACGAGGACGTCCGTCGCGCGGAACAGATCGTCGTCGTATTCCTCATAGACCGGCCTGCCGTTGCGCGACGGCGCGTACTGGGCATCGACCATGCGCTTGATCAGATACTTGTCGCGAAGCACGGTGACCTGGCGCGCATAGTATCCCGGCGGCAGGTTCTTCAGGTTTTCGGCGTTGGGGCTGCGGCCGCCCGGCTGCTTGTAGAGCTTGAAGCCCTCGGGGCAGTCCTCTTCGAAGAGCTTGTAAAACCAGCTGTCGACGTCCGGAGCGTTCAGGTCGCAAATAATAAACGATCGGTAAAGTGTATTCGGCGGCAGGGTTTCCCAGGTCATGCCGGGCGGCAACTTGCTCAGCGTGTAGCCCGGAAAGCCGATCAGCGGTGTCGAGGGCTTCAGATCCGAGACCGCCGGATAACGGCCGAGGCGGAAGACAGCCTGGCTGATGCAGCTCTCCGGCAGCAGATCGACCTCGTAGAACCAGAAGCACGTCGGCTCGAAACCGCGCATGAAGTCTTCGACCGTGTGCTCGCCGAGCGCGGCGAAGACGGCCTCGAAATAGACGCGGATGACGCGGTCGCCGCGCAGGATGTCCCACTCGATCTTGTGCGTCGCCATGCGGCCGCCGCCGCCGGTGAACTCCGCTTCCGTCCAATCGGCGCCATCCGCCGGCAGCCAGCGCTTCCATGTCGGGAAGAGGTTGCGTTCCATCTGGCCGTAGGTCTGGCCGATCACCGCCACCTTGAAGCGGATCACGCCGTCGACGCCATCGGGCGGGCGGTCGACGACCTCGGGCATGCGGCAGGCGTTGGCGATCAGATCGAAGATGCACGTCGAGGACTTGCCGCCGCCGACGGGGCCGAGGATGGCGCGGACGTCGGCCGTCGTGTCGCGCAGGAAGGCCGCCGAGACGGGACCGCCTGGCTGGTACTTGCGAAGGGCGCCGTTGATCATGCCCTCGCCCCCCTGGCCCCCGCCCCCCGTTTCCAGCTGCCCCCCTCGAGCTTCCAAATTCCGTCCGAACCCTGACGGCTGAAAACGGTGCGGAGGCACCACCGGGCAGGGGGGCGGGCGGCCGGGTTTCGGGAGGCCCCCCCGGCCAGGCCGGCCAGATCGAGGCCACCCGGGGGGGTCGCGCGTGCACGGGATGCTGCTCGACCCGCTGATTTTCGATCAGACGTACGACGCTCAATCATCGTTGAACCTCAATGCGTTAGGCGTGTCGTGAGACTGCGCGCCGTGAGACTGTTCCGGCTCGTGCTCGATAACCTGTTGATTTTGTTCGGATTGCTCGGGCGCCAGCGGCAGCTCGAAATCGCCCGCTGCGGCGCCCATGTTCAGGTCGCCGATGACCACGATGCCGCGCTTCTCGCCCTGCACCGCGACCGCCAGCGGCTGCTTCTGGTGCAGGTACGGCAGCGCCGCCACCGCGGCCTCGACCTGGCGCTTGAACGCCTCGCCCGTGGCCAGGCGATCCTCCCACATGAGCTCGCCGACCTGCACGCGCTCGTAGAGCCCGAGCTCCTCGGCGAGCTCCTTCGGCGTCCGCGACCACATCTGCGCCAGGAACTCCAGCGGGCTCGCGTGCCGCGAGAGGATCAGCTTGCGCCACTCTTCGGTCGACCGGTTGCGCCGGCCCTTCGGCCGCCCGGCGGCGCCGGACGCCGCGACCGGCTGCACCGGCATCGGCATCGGCTCGTCGTCGAACAGCCCGCCCTGCTCGTCGACGTCGGCCGGGCGCTCGCCGGCCACCTGCTCGAGGACCGTCTTGAGCCCGCTCATCGAATATCACCCCGATATTTAATCGCCGATCCGCGGGCCGGAACGGCCGCGTTCCACCGTTCCACCCACCGTTCCGCTTTGCGTTCCACTTTTAAGTCGTTGTTCCAATTATCGAAATCACCCCTTAGGAACGGTGGAACGCTGGAACGCTTGAACTTCTCGCGTACGTGCATGCGCGCGTAGCCATACCCATGCGCGCGCGCCCGCGCGCGCGTACGCGAGACTGCCGACCGTTCCACCGTTCCACCGTTCCCAAACATTGTTTTATTGCCCCATTTCAATGCGTTCCGAGTGGAACGCTTTGCGGAACGCGGCCGGAACGCTTCCCCCGACCCGATCCGCAGGAGTGCCGCCCCTGCCCAAAAAGTGAGCAAGCAGCCTCACGGACTTTCCTCGCTCATCATCGGGTTGGGGTCGGGGCCGTTAACTGCGGGCTCACGCTCGCTCTCTGTCATGATCCCATCGGGCCCGTAGAGCGCTTCGAGCGAGACGAGAGTGCAGCGTGCCTTGACGCCATTGACGCGACACTGGCCGGGCCGTGCGACCTCGGCCGGCGCCTGGCGCAGCGCGCCGGACCAGACGGAAGTGCCAACGATTCCAGCCCAGTCCGAGCCCTCGAAGAGACGGCGTGTGAGCGGGTTTTGATTGGGCACTACCAGGAAGTCGCCGCCATCGGCGCGACTTCGTCGCTCGAGCGAGAGGCCGGCTTGGCTCAGCAACTTTTTCACCGCCTTGAGGTCGCTGCCGAAGTCGTCGTGCTTGCCCATCCAGTCCTCGAGGACCTGGCCGACCACCGATCTGGTGCCGTTGCGCCACGCATCCACAGGGACCGAAAGCAGGTGGTTGAGGCAGCCACGCCAGTTGGCCGTGCGGTCCTCGAACTCAATCATGCGATCGGTGCGCAGGAGCTCGCTCCAGGGCCTCAGATCGCCGTCGACGGGCACCGAGAGCCGCGCCTCGTCCCATCCCTCGTGCTCGATCATGTCGGCGCAGGCGAGGAGTGTGCCGAACGTGTCCTGCCCGCGCGCGTCCATGCCGGCGCGGGCGAGCTCGCCGCGGAACGCGGCCATGGTCTCGGCGAAGCGTGGCCACTCGTCGATCAGCCGGCGCAGGATCATGCGGCCGACGACGCCGAGCGTGCCGGGGTTGATGTCCGGCGGCTTGGCATCCCGAGGCAGCGCGCGGAGCTGCAGCAATGCGAACCGGCTAAGATCCTGCGGCCTGAGCGGCGGCGTGTTGATCGACGAGAACACGAACGCCGACGAGATGGAAAACTCGGAGCCCGTGCCGCGATCGCCACCGCGAAGCCCGCGCGCACCGCTCGAGGCCTGGCGTGCCAGCTCGAGGATGGCGAGCGCCTTGCCGTTCTCGGCCTTGCCCTCGAATTCATCGACCCAGACGGGCGTGCTGTCCTGCTTGACGTGCTGGTAGATG